TCTTGTGTATAAACTGTTGATACTGATCCATTATTTATTCTCCTGTTCCGTTACATTTAACACATATAGCTGTGTCTTTATGAGGTACTTCACTATCTGGGTCAAAGCCCTCTAGGCCCGAACCTGAACAACTAGCACAGCCTGTTATTAAATCTCCGTTTTCGTCTAAAAAACTCCAATCTGTGGGCATTAGCTATTCTCCTCTATAACCATCTCTGTCAATTTCTGTAAGTACCAACCAGCTTTCTTTAAGTCTTCTACCTGCTTGCCTTTGTAGTCATAGCGCCACAGGTACTTCATGCAGTTGCCTTTGAGATAACCTTTGAATGCAATACTGGACATGGACTCCTCTATTGCATCAATACACTCTATGTTGCCTGTGTTGTAATGACGCGGTGCTGTCACCATGTCTTCAGCTTCTTTCTCTGCTTCTGCTGCGTAGCTCTTTAGTGCGTTTGTTAGTGGATTGTTCGCAATAGGCGGATGCTTCTTACGTAGTGCGTCCCACATTTCTGCTGTTGTGTTGTTAATACTCATAGTCAAGTGCTCTTCGTTTAATGTTTGGTGTTCTTTTAAATGGCTCAGCTAAAAAGTGTTTGGCTCTTGTCTTATCTGAGTTTTTTATTTTCTTTTTCTTTCTATCAAACCTGTTTCGTCTTTCGTCTTTTCTACTTTCATCAGTCATCAAAAGTATCTCGCTTCTCTTTATTGATCCAGTCTTCGGGGATGCTGTGTTCACTAAACCACCGAAAGTTATTAGCACTTGCCCACTCACCGTGAGATCTTCTTGTGCCGTCCTTGCGTCTGGTTGATTGTGGCATCGGAGCGCTAGGATTAGCAAACAAAAAAACTAACTCAACATCTTCGGGCAACACTTTGCTGATCCAGATATACTTACTATACTCAGCAAAATCCCAGAACCGTCCCTTGGCTTCCAGTAATACTTTCTTACCATCAATTTCTTTTACAAAGTCAGGCTCATATTTGTGCTCGACAGTATAAGAAATTTTATCAGTATGAAAACTCCATGAGTCAAGTATACCGGAATGCAGTTCATATTCCCAGTTTGAATCGTAGCCAGTGATAACATTCTTTTCGGTGGGCCTTTTGACTTTTGCTTTGCGATAACCTTTCTTTATAGGTTTCAATTTTAAAACTCCGCTTTTCTAAGCAGATGATCAATTGTAAGATCTTCAAGTCTAATAGACGGGTAAAGCTTTGAAGCCTGTTTGATTTTCTTCTGTGTCCACTTCTCAGTGTACGCATTCAGCAAGAACTTGCCGCCTCCATAGAAGTGTGTTTGCGCAGGAAGAAGTTCTTTAAAGGTTTTTAAATTCACCTTAGCTCCTTCTTCTTCTGAAAGAATTGAGCGCAGCCAAGTAACAATTATCTTGGAGGACTGCAGCTTAATGCGCTTTGATTTCTTGCGGTTCATAGGATCTCCTCAACATTGGGTTCTGAAACAACTGTGGTCAAGTATGTTCGGCCAGTCGAGTACTTAAAGACTCTCAAGCCTGCTCCATCATTAGCATCCTGATGACAGTCGAACTTATATCTACACCAGACACAACCGCTTGGCAGTTTCATGTTTCCTTTCTTGCCATCTGGTACAGGACTATAACAAAAGGCGGGCTTAGTGTCAAGATCTAACGCAGGAACTAGCTCAGAAATGTGTGTCTCTATGTTGGGCTTATCTAGATCTTCTGGGATATACATACACAGTTCACCGCTTTCTTTGTTAATCACAAGGAAACCGCCGTCTTGTGTGCCCTCAGCTTTTTCATATCCTGAAAGCTGTCCAAGGTATCCGAAAGGATCATCTTCTGCTAAGCGTCCTTGTTTAAACTTATTGAATGCAAACTTAGAAGCGCTCTTAACATCAACTACTTGGCCGTCTATCTTACAATCCATGTGGCCGACAATGCCTTCAACTGCAACTTCTTTTTGTTCATCTGTTACTGTGTGCTCTGCCATGCGCACAAGCATCAAAACAATTTCTTCAAGCAGATGTCCGTATAAAAATTTAATTTGTGTTGGCGCATCAACACTGCCGCGAGGATTTTCAGAACGCTTCTCATACCACAACTGACGTGCTGGTTTTCCAATGTTAGACATACGCAAAGTAAAAGTGTTCTCAGTACTTCTAGGCGTAGCCCAATCTTTAATCGCTTTTTTTATCCCTACAACTGTAGCCTCAATAGCTTCTTCGCTGAGCGGCAAAGGCTCCCCGTTAGAAAGCCCTTCGAGCAAGCTGTAAATGTCTGGTACTAAAGTATTAAGCTGCTTCATTTTGTTTTTCCTTAGGCTCTACAAAACTTTCAATTGTTTCAATCAAATAACTAACTGGTGCTCTGAACCACTCGCCTGATCGTTCAATGCCTTTGTTTACTAATAGCGTGTGTATTGTTTTTTCTGCTTCTTTGCGGTCATTAAAGAATTTAAAGTACGCAAGATCATAATTTCTAAACGGAGAGCTTGTTTGAAAAGCACGAAGCCTATCAGAAGCATCAACAGCCATGCCTACCTTGTACCACTCAGGCCAAGCAGGATTAGAAATAATATAAACATGGCCCTCGACAATGTTTGAGTACTGGTTAAGCGCTGAGAAAGCTGCGCCTTCAAAGGTTTTAAATCTTCCGGGAGCATGTAGCGGATGTGACTTTGGAATTTCTTTTCCGTTTACATACATTCTTCGAGCGTCTCTAGCTTTAACTGCTGCTGGACTGTCTTTGTAGTAGTAAGGCTTACCTGTCTTAGGGTTGATCTCTTGTATGCTAGTTAGTTTCATTCTGTAGATCCTCAATATTTTTTAGTTCTGATATTGGTAGGTTGTAGCAGTCTGTGCTGACTGTCCATCCATTTGAGGGATCTACATCTCCTTTTTTTAAGAATACTGCTTTATCGAAGTATTCTTTTTTTGATAGGTAGCCTAAGATCCAACCAGCCTCCATGCTTTTTAATATCCTAGTGAATACGTAGAAGTCACACTTTTGTTTTGTGTTTAATGCTGCTACTGAACACTCATAAAAACTACGTGGTTCGGTATTTACTCTCTTTGTCTTAACGTCGATTAGTATATCATTTAATCTTATATCATAATCAAATGTGTTTTCTTCCTCAGCTTTAAGTTCATTAGCTGTTATGATCTCACCTAAAAATCCGTGAAGGTTTCCTTCTCCTTTTGTTATAGAGTTTCTCAGTTCCCCCATCTGTGTAGCTTTCATAGTGGCTTTAGCTATATCATCTTCAGAAATTTCAATGTGCTTCATACTTTGTCTCCAATTATATTTGGAACTTGTTTGATTTACGGTTGTTATCCCGTGCGGGAATCACTATTAATGTGTTTCACTCCAGTTGTTTCCAACATTATAGTCTCCGTCTAGTGGGCAATTAAGATTAAGGTCTCTGCCAGCTTGGGTGATAGCTTCAACGCCTGCTCTACCTACAAGCTCTGCGTGTTCTTGTGCACAGTCTAGCTGCCATTCGTCGTGCACATTAGCAACAAAGATTGCATCCAAGTTACGCTCTTTAATATAGCCATCAAATATTATTAGTGCTTTCTTCATTACGATTGCACCTGCGCCTTGTAGCAATGTGTTCAATGCTGAGTGCTCAGACCGCACTGTTAGCTTGCGACCATCTAACGCCTTAACGAATCCTCCTTTAGCTTCTGTTTGTACTCGTCCCGTAAGAGATTTAAATGATGGGAGATTAGCAAAGAAGCGTTCTCTAAGTCCCTTCCCAGCTGCTCTGCCTTTGTTAGCCACTGATCCAAGCTTTGCATCTCCGGCTCCGTACAAGAGTGCATAGATGAAAGTTTTAGCCTGATTTCTTGATTCAAGTCCCGCAAGTTTTTGATTAGCGGTGTGTATATCTCCGTTGAGAATTTCATTTGTATAGTCTCCGTCATTTAAATAATGTGCAAGCATTCGCAACTCTAATCCGCTGGCATCAATACCAACAAGCTTACGGCCAGCAGGCACAGCCCAACA